GTCAGAACCATGATAACGGACAACAGCTTGCTTTGTGGAGCAGTTAACGCTGAGCTCTTGAACAGAGGAGGACTTGATGTTAGAAACAGTCAGGAACATGATGTTAGAAAATAGAGTGAACGTAGGGTATAGAGCCCTACAGAAAACCCGATGAAGGGCTTAGTGTAGAGTACTAACTCTATGGCGACGTAGTCGTCACCTAATCAATACTCATAACCATTTTGAGCAAGAATCTCATCGGCTTTGAGCTCTACGTAAGACCAAACCATACGATTCTTAAGCTCATCAACTGAACCCACAGGATGTTGATTGTGTCCACCATCGGCAATCATGCCAATGTAGTCACGCTCTCCAATGTTATCGAACCACCAATCGCTTAGGTATTCTTCAATTTCATCATCATGCTCGTTGAACTTGTCAACGCATTCACGAGTGTAGATGAAACCAGACACACCACCAGACATGCCATGATTGACAATATCCTTGAGCTCATCAACATCGAACTCAACATCTAGAATGGTGTACGTACGAGTCACAGTTGAAGTCATAAAAAGAGTGTTTGATTGATTACAAAGTAATGATAGCACAGAAACCCTCAAAAGTCAAGAGGGGTTGTGACACTATCAGGAAAGGCACAGGTTATGGTTAGCCCAAGAACCTAGGCTCATGTTAGGCTGAACCAGCAAATTAAGCAATGCACGACGTGACACATTCTTGTAGTGATAACAGGAACCGTTCTTAAAAAGAACACTGCAACGACCGAACAATGTATCAGTGTAGATAACATCAATGGCGTTGGACTCGCGAGTGATAACAGACATGAAATGAAGTAGTAAAGAATGGAAGGAATGAATCCTTCATAAAACCCACACGCTCCGTAGGAGCTATGAAGGGTTATAGGAAGAAATCAATACTGCAGTTGATAATACTCAAGACAAACTCTTTCATTGTCCTCAGTATCTACAACCAACTCAATACCATCAGAGCCAGACTTGCGTTCATGACTATTCTTCATGGCATTGAAGTAGCCAACTGCATCAGTAATAGTTTCAAACTCCTCCCAAAGTTCAGGAACAGAGTCATTAAACTCATCGTGAATAAGGATGGAAAACATAGTCAAAAGATGCGAGTGGTTTCAATAGTATTGTCAACGTCAGTAATTAACATTGACTCGACTTGTGTTAAGACTCTATTAGTCTTCGCACTGTTAGCCACACTGAACATGGCGTAACCAGGTAACACAAAGAACGTGAAAAAGATGGCAACAACTATACCACGTTGTGGACGTGTTAGTGATAGGAACATTTCAAGACGTGTGTTCATAATTAAATCACTCACAAAGTAGCAAGAATAGCATCAGCATAATCATCACCACTGAGTTCAGGATAGATTTCACAATCTACATCATCAGTGAATGTAGCAAACTGTTCTGCGAGTTCTTGCATCTCAGTGTCGGACAGGTTGTTGAGAAGAGTCATGTGGTTGGTTGTTTGTTTGACCATGATCTAAAGATAACACACCAAGGTTAAATGACGGTTAAGGAATGGACACTCGTGCGAGCGGCACGCTTGTTCTCTTCTCTAACCATGCGCCTGTCCAGTGCATCCAACCGTGCAGCACTATAATAGAATGACTCGTCATACTTAGTACTGTTCATTGATGGTCTGCGTGGTGGTGGGTTCAACCAGGACTGCATGTGTGTGTGTCTCTCAACTGTACTAATAATGACACACTAAGGTTAACTAGTGGTTAAGTAATAGACAGTGTACACAGTGGCACATGGTTAGGCATGGTGCAACAGATGGCTTCGCCTATTGAGAATCGCTATCAATAACCAAACCAGTTCAGCCCTGAGCCACCATGCGAATCATGATTGCCCCTGGCTAACCATGCTAATACGTATTCGTATCGTGCCTAGCCCTGATGGTACAGAAAAAACATGGCGTGCCAGGGCGAAAAGTGGCCCCCTATGGGGGGAAAAGCAGTGCAGATGTACTAAGGCATATGCCCTGACAAAATTATGTTAAAATCTTGCCCCGGTTCCGCCATATTGCATCCCATCACCACCATACCCGTAGTTCTCCAGGCGATATATAGCTTCAACAAGGGCTTTCTCTATGTCTGGGGAACCATTCATGTCTCTAACTGCTTTAAGTGCCCGGTTTAGCCTTGATAACCGATCTAAATCCTCTGTAGTCATGATAATAGTTAGGAATCTGGGAGAACATGGCTAAACATTGGGGCATATTGTTGTGTTGTGGACACCAGACAACAAGCATGACAAACAGGGACCAAATATAGCTGATCATGTGTTATACTACCATTTTATCTGTATTTTGCTGCTCTTTCTCTTCGTGTTTCAAGTATTCCGGGTTAGACTTGTCTAAATCGGACCCATACTCTTTAATCATAGTATAACACCACTCTCTTATTTCATTAACGCTAGGAGTGAACTTGGCTATACCAAACACTCTACCTACTTCTTTAGGTGTAAACCGAACATAAGCTGCATTCTTGTAGTATACTCGGAACCAGTTAGGACCTGTTCTAGTCCTCATGTAGGTTACATTACAGCTATTGCTGCTATTGGGTGCTATGTATTCCATAGAATAAGATTCACAGTTCTTTCATTAAGGGAAAGGCAGGAGAATAGTAATTCCGTTCTTGTTCAGAGAGCAGAAAGCTTTGTGTCTTTTGTTATACAAGATGGACTTCTCCTATGTCCATAATGTTAAGAAAGGGGAGGTTGTGTCTCTGAAAGAGACATAACTTCCCCCTTGAGGGGTCGGGTCCACCCTTCCCTCCCCCTGTATAAGGGTCGGGTCTCATTAAATCCAGGTGGGGACTGACTTCTTACCATTGAGTCCTCTAGCCTTTTTTCTTTGTGCTAGAGACATACCAAAAGCCATATGATTGACTGCTTGTTGTGGGTCATCTCTCCACTCTTCTTCCAAGTCATTCCAATCTTCTCTGCGTACTTCTTTCATCTTTTCGTAAGCAGAGATAGCCATGGCATCTGTATAGTACTTGACACCTTGTGCTAGACAGTCTAATCTGTCATCATGTTTGACGGCTCCTTTCTCTCTACACATTCTAGACATTTGGTAGAAGAGCATATAGAGGAGTCTTTCTTCTGGAGGGCTGTCCGGGTTTGATTTAAAGTCCCAATCAATGACCCCACGATCAACGACCAACCGATGCTGATTAAGGACAGGCTCCAGAGCATCGATAATGCGATCCTCCTTTCTGACATTAGCTCTTACCTCTTCAATGTAAATGTTTTGTCTTGTTTGTTGGAGGTGTTTATTAAATAGCTCTGCTACGATACCGTCTCCAAAGTTTGTCTCAATTAGAAGGGTAGAGACATTGTATTTTTTACAACCTCTTAGAATGTCCAGTAACGTCTTGTCTGAGTATCCATCTCGATAAGCTCGCATCTCATGCAAGTACAGAAAACCATTTCGTTGGGAGATAAAAGCCGCAGCTGTCTCATCTGTGCCTCTACCCGATGGATCAACCGAGCAGATTGTTTCGGTGTAAGGATCCCAGGTTCCTTGGAGCTGCATTGGACTGTAGAAATAATCTCCAGGTAAGCCGACAGCGGGAGCGTCTTTGATGATATTAGCTGGGTCTGAGCACCACACCACTGCTTCTGGTGCCTTGGTAGGGTTGACGCTGGTGATGACCATATCTGCACATTTAAGTGGGAACTTCTCTGCATCGCTAAGGCTGGTGTCCAACATAAATTGCAGCATAAAGTTGCTGCGACCCATGGCAGCTTCCCTGTCAATAAGGTCTTCATTGTCGAATCGATCATCTGTAACCTCCCATGGTTCAGCCCCGTTATCGATATCATCGATTAATTGGGGTGCTAATAGCCCTTCATAGTTACTCAGTTTCCTAGGGTACCTAGCAGTCCAAACAAAGGGCTTGTAGGACCTCTCAGCTAGCTTACGATAGACAGTAAAGGTTGTCTGAGGTGTACCTAGGAACATAATTCTTGAATCATCCTTAGGAGTAAGGATAGATTCTGCTTCCGTACAGAGTTGAAGGAGTTTCTCCCTCATTAGTTCTGTCATTGAGTTACCGGGGACTTCAATGTCGTCCAGAATCATAAGATCGGCGCGGCTTCCGGTTAGCTGTCCAGTGATGCCCACCGACTTTACGGATGGAGCTTGGTGCGGTGAGCACAACACATCGAAGCTTACCCTCGACCACCTTGCATCTTCGTTTTTCGGACGTAAATGAGAAAGCCATGGCGTTTCAATAATTAGTTTTTGTAGGAAGATAGACATGTTATCTGCCCGTTCTTTAGAGGCAGAGATAATCATTATCTTCTTTTCGCTGTTAACGAATAGAGTCCAAAGAACAAACGCTCCAGTAATCCATGACTTACCGACACCGCGGAAGGCTTGAATTTGGAGTCGTTTAGGACCATGTTGTAAATAGTCAGCAATTGCATATTGAGCCCTAGTGGGTGATGGTAGATCCAGTTGTGTCCAGAGAGCCTGGAGGAACAACTTGAAATCGTCTTTTAATAGTTCTAGGGTGTTCATAAGTTACATTCTTCCAGTACGGGCACGTCTGCGTAAATCATACTCAGATGCACCTTCTGATCTTAAGCGGTCTTTGGTTTCTTCTGCAGCTACACCAGTTTCCTGTAGGTTCTTACCAGTAGCAGCTTCAACAGTTGCATCTAGCAAGTCATAACCTGCATAAGCAAGTCCAAGAGGACCAGCTGTTTTAGCGACAGTACCTAAAACCATTTGACCAGCTCTAGGTAGTAATCTCATAGCTGTTGGTAAGGCTCGTTTGGCACCTTCCTCTATCAAAGAACCTGTAACTGCACCGACAGTTGTTTGAGCAGCGGCACCAGCATAGTCACCTTTACCTGCACTTCTAATAGCATCAGCGTCTACAAGACTTGCTGCACCAACAGCAGCACCTGTTAGGTTATTTTTGATAGTACTAGCAGCAGTACGTACAGCATTCATGTCAAAACCAGCCATTAACTTTAGACCATCATCCATAAAGGCTTTAGGGTTCAACCTGACTTGACCTGCTGCAGTTTGGAGCTTACTAAGTTTCTTCTGTTGTGTCTTAGTAAGAGGTGTATCCCTAACAATTTGTTCAGCACCAGCTCTAATCTGTTCTGGTGTAGCGTCAGGGTTAGTTTCAATCAGTGTCCTAACTTGATCAGCAGAAGGTTTAAGTATCTCTGTACTTGTTTTCCTCATAGCTGGAGGTGTTTCTACACCTGTCAGGTTAGTATCTGGTACATCTAAAGCGTTAGCTGCACCTTCCGAAGCTGCTTGAAATTTTTGTTGAGTAGGATCAGCCAAAGCGGCTGTATTCATTGTATCCTGTGCTTCAAGAGCAGTCTGAAACCTTTTAAGGAAATCAACTCCTCTTTCACCTTTGATAACTTCTAACAGGGCACCGGTCTTTTTACCAGAGTAATCTTTACCATGTGCCTTTCCAAAGTGAACCTGATCAATCAAAGGTATAATTTGTCTTGGGTCCATACCATGTTGACGACCCATATCCAACAAACCCTTATAGACATCATATCTGTCTGCAGGTGACATACCAAGTAGATGTTTACCTAGAATGTTACCGGGAGTAAGGTGGTGACCAACTGCTTTACCCTTACCTTTAGTGGCAAAGACTTCCAGAGCACGGACCGTAGCGATGTCCATGTTCCTAACCATGTTCATGGCTTTCCAGGGATCATTAGGTATGTCAGTAATACCCAAGATATCTACTAAGACTTCAGGTGAAGTACCACCGAGTAGTTGCAGGGTCCTAGTCAACTTACTTAAACCAGTGTTACTAGCAGCAAACTCAGGAGTGTTGGAAGCCTCCTGGATTTTCTTTAGTAGTCTTGTATGGAACTCCTGCTTATCCTTCATCAGCCCAGAGCCTTACGGGTTTTACCACGTGCACCGGACTTGGCTTTAGCCATGGCACCTTTCGAGCGTGCATCGGCTTTCTTTTTGTTGGAGGCAGAGACACCACCTTTAGTAGTAGGACCAGTGCGACCACCACGGGAGGCACCACCACGTTCGTAACTAGGAGCTTTCATTTGATGTAAGATGTAATAAGATGTTCACGGAGTCTATTGACTCCAAATTTTGCTCTCATCCAAGAGAGCCAGTGTTCACTTCCTTTGTCCTGATTGCACATTGTACAGGCACATACTGCATTCTCTGCCACATCCTTTCCACCACGAGAGCGAGGATGAACATGATCAATTGACAGCATAGATAGATCGTAAGATTTTCCACAATAGATACAAGTATAATCAAAGTGTTCCTTAATAGAGCGCCTCCACAGGCGCTTTGCTTCTGAAGAGGTCATTGCTATTAAGTTGGTGAGGTAGTGGTCAGGAGTAGGAAGGAGTGGGGTCATGCGTAGCGTTTGCCGTGTAATCGGGTTCGAACCATCTCGGGATCAATTGTTGGCATAATGTTTGCCAATTTGTCCAAAGGGTTACCGTCATACTGAACACCACTGATGTCGTTAGTCTTTAACCAATCACAAGCAGCCTTAAGGTCGGCTGTAGATGCTTCTCCGCTTTTAATACGGGCTAGAAATTCTTTAGTCACGAGGTTGTGAAGCTCGTTGAAATTGTCTTCAGTTGCTTTCTTTTTCATAAGCGGTAATAGCTATTACATCAGAGCAAAGAGGATAGAAACGCGAACCGGGTCTAAACATGAAACCCTTCTGCATTAACTCACCACATTTGATTGCCCTTACAAGCTCATAGTCAAGACGCATCTTTTGTTCTTGTCGTCTTGCTATAGCTTTGCATTGTTCTATCATGCCACCGTCTAGTGGGATAGAGAAATTTAACTGCATTCCAAAACTACCAGTCCTATGGTAAGTATCTGTATGTACATCACCTCCAGTGTAGAAGGGAGAGGCAGTCAGAGTAGAACCATTACAAGACACACCATTCATAAACGCTTGTCGTGATGGTGCTCCTGTGTTCTGAAACTGAATAGCTTGATTAGTGACATTACCAGTTGCGGCTGCAACAGGGCTGGACGTGTTATGAACCTCTGGTTCTGCGTACGCTGGTCCTACTGAGAGAAGACAGACAGCGAAGTAGTAGTGGAGGTTTGTTCGATAGTTTCGGTTATGTCTATTGTTTCCACAACTCCTGCATCTCTTTCGACGATTTCTAGTTGAAACGCATCTCCAGCGGTGTGGATTGAGAAGGTTGTAGAGGAATTTGTTATAGCTCCACTTGGAGTCACGTTGGTACCAGACCATGATTTGTAGTCGCCTCCATAGATTTCAGTCTCTATGGTGCGTTCGATGTCGATAGTAGTAGTCGTAGTTGATTGCATACTACCCTGAGTGAAATTAGGTGTAGTCGCACTCTGTGCTGAAGCTGCTAGTGGAAATAATAGTAATAAAAGGAGGTACTTCATAAGGTTTTAGGAGGATCTTTCTTCTTATTATCATCCATACGGCTAATCCCATATGAAGCTAGTGTACCACTAAGCAGTGATGCAACAAAGGTTGGGTCCATTTTCTGCAACATACCCATGTAGCTAGCCGTTAATACACCAGCACTCCAAATAAGCACAAGAGCTTTGACAATTTCAGTAAAAAAATTGTGCATAAAGTCCTTAGTCTTTTGCATTTTGGTTCTTTTTGGTTAAGATCTTCTTGATAATGGGTTTCATTATAGAGACCAACCGTTTAAATATCGCTGTGGCGGTTAGGGTGGCAGCAACAGAAACAGTCGCGGTCGTAGCAGCCGTCACAAGAATGTCTGTTGATGGTATAGGGACAGAGTAATCTGTGTATGGTACATCAAACTTACGCACTTCTGGCGGCAACTGCGGTGTTTTAGGGGCAGGGGCAGGCTTGTTTTCCTGTTTAAAGGGTTTGACACCTGGCGGAGGCCTAAGGTCCGCTGGAGGAGTTACCAGGGGCGTATAAGAAGGTATATCCGCCCGAGGTATTTCCAATATTGGTGTAGGTATCTGGACTGGTTCTGGTATTGTTACTTCCGGTATAGGGAAGGGTTCACCCAAAAAGTCCACGTTCAATCATTTTTACAGCCTCATCATCGACTGTATTGTCCGTCATAGAAGCAAGCTTCGTTAAAAGGTCAATAATAAGACGCTTCACTGATTCAGATTGAATAAACTGCATCAGAAGCGGGCGAATAAGTAGCATCATGATTAGGATAGGGTAATAGTACCAGAGCGGACAGTGCCGTCTGAACCTTTGAGTTTAAATGTAAGAGTAGTATTGTTAGTAGCTTCAACCATCATTTCCCCATTCTCAGCAGGAGTAACAGAGGAACCAGGGTTCTGAACCAAGTCATCTTTGGTTTCGATCGTGGTGCCATTGAGGGCAATCGCTTCATTACCACCAGCAATACCACCACCAGCAAAGATCTTCAGAGTATTAGATGCGAACTTAAAGCCACCTTGAGCACCACCACCGGCATCAGAGAACAAGATGCGGCGCTCATCTCCTGCTTTCAGTTCGATATCAGGGAAGCTCTTAGCAACAGAAAGGTTACCAGTCAGAGCACCGCCTGCCTTATCAAACTTCAAAGCAATAGCAGTGTCAGCGTCTGATTCGTTGGTGTCAACGTCAGACTGAACAGCAGCAACGGCTGCCAACATTGCAGTGTTCTGAGAAGCGACAGCAGCCAGCATTGCTACGTTAGCAGCAGCAATACCAGAATCAGAGTCTGACTCGTTGGCATCCACATCAGCTTGGATAGCATTCAACTGAGTCTGGATGTTAGAAGTAACACCATCACAGTAGTTCAGTTCAGCCGCAGTAGAAGTAACAGCAGTACCATTGATCTTCAGAGACTCAACGTCAACACTGTCACTAGCAATACTCATGACTTTATCACCAGCAGTCACACCACCAACAAAGAAGTCCATGGTCTGACCAGTAGACTGCTTCATCTTGATAGCACCATGACTGCCACCACCTGCATCATCCCAAAGGATACGACCTTCGTTCTGATGAGTCGCGAAGTCTCCCTGGTTAGTCTTGAGGATCAGGTCAGGGAAACCACCCATAATAGTATGGGTAGTAGGATCAGTATCACCAGCAGTCTGAGAGACAGTGGTGCCAGTGAAAGCAGGTGAAGCAAGAGGAGCTTTGAGAGCAAGAGCTGCGTCAGCGTCAGCCTCATTGGCATCTACATCAGCCTGAACAGCCGCGATAGCAGTATCAGCGTCTGTCTCATTCTGATTGACATCAGCTTGGACGGCAGCAATAGAGTTAGTGATGGTGGTAGCAAAGTTAGCGTCATCCCCGAGTGCTGCTGCCAGCTCGTTCAATGTATCCAAGGCGCCGGGCGCTGCATCGATGACGTTGGTAACCTGTGTATCTACATAGGTTTTAGTAACTGGGTCAGCTTCCAGGGTATCGAGACGACTATCGAAAGCATTGATTTCTGCAGCACTAGCAGTAACAGTAGTACCAGCCAGCTTTACACCACCGGCAAGGTCAGTGATTTGATTAAATTTAAACTCACCAGTACCACCGTTAGCAGTAAAGGTGGGGTGACCTGTACCACTGTGACGTGTAATCTGCAGGGTTTCAGTGTTATTAGGGTAGAAGAGGATATCGTTTGTATCTGCTTTAAACTTCAGATGACCACCATCTGAGTGGAACTCAGGGGATGCAATCTTAGTAGTAAAGGTTGGGTTATCAATAGGAGCACGTAAAGCGATAGCTGCATCAGCATCAGCCTCGTTACCATCTACATCAGCCTGTACGGCTGCCAGGGCGGTCCCTGTGGTGGCGTCAGCCTCCAATGTATCCAATCTACCAGACAACAACCCACGAGCTGTTGTGGCGGCATCTACGAGTGCCTGGAGAGCAGCGACTACAGTAGCCCTGGTAGTAGCTTCTGCATCAATGTTGTTCTGCAGCGTGGTGTTCGCTGTAGACATAGTAGAGAAGAACGTAGGGTCATCAGAGATAGCCGCTGCGATTTCATTCAGTGTGTCCAGGGTCTCTGGTGCATCTGCCAAGAGAGTAGACACTTGTGTTTGTAGTGCGGTGACGTTATCCTTTAATTGTTTAACGGTAGCACCAAAGGAGGAAGCGGTATCAATAACCGCTACCACCTGTGGAGTGTATCTTGAAGCCATAATTAGTTGACTATAATAGTGATGACAGTGGATTGAGGAGTATCAGTGGCACTAGGATCATCAGCAGTTACCTGTACTTGTACAGTCTCACCACTGCTAGCATCAGCATTGATAGTTACTTCAGACGTTGGTCCAAAGTTATAGGTAGACGTGATTTGTGCAGGACCAGTTCTGATAGACCAGAAGTACATAGGATCCGCATCACCACTACAGGTAGCAGTAAATCCAATCAGCTCACCAGGGTCAGCTGTCATAGCCTCAGGCTGGTTGGTACTTACAGTACCGATTTCAGTAGACACAGCGACAGTAGCAATACCAGAGTTACTGATCTTGGTCTGTCCTGTTGCATCTGTACCTTGGGTCTGGAACCTCAGCTGATCGCCTTCATCTGATTGTTGTACTTCATAGGTAGGGACTCCTGATTGAAAACTAGTGAGGTTAGTCCAGGTATCTGTACCATGCTCTTTCTCTTGTAGCCTATACTTATACGTAATAGCACCATAGCCACCTGCCATGACAGCACTGTTCATAGACAGAGTCTCATGTAGGTATGCATGCTGTGGGTTGAGGTACGTACCATTAGTCATGGTAGTAGGCTCAGTCACTACAATAGTCTGTGGTACCATGGGTCCGACATTATTGCCAGACCCATATACTACACCATTAGCATCCGTTGCTTTAGAAGCAAGACGGAGGTACTTACCATTATCAGCTTCAACAGTAGTGTATTCAACTGGTTCAGTAATGGCAACCCAAGGTGTGAAACCAGTGAAAGCAGTACCATCATCTGATCTCTGCCATTGACTAATCTCTTCAACCGGTGGTTCACCGCCAGACCAAGTAGCAGGAGTACCAGTTAAGGTACTACCCAGCACAGTACTACCAGTGGTAGAACTCTTGGTTACATTCTCAAGAGGATCCCAAGTATTAGGTCTCCAAGGATCACCATTCTCATCTATTGCTTCTGTAATTAAAACATGTTTGAGATATTGACTTGTGGTAGTAGTTTCATTTACCTCCACAAACTGTACTTGTGGTAGATAAGGTAACGGTGTAGCCATAAATCAAACTGCTACAAGAGTAATGATAGTGTCACCTGCTAGCTCTTGGTTCATGTTCTGCCTTGAAGTGTAGAAGGCAGCGTTATAAACGGTGTTGTCTTCATCCTGTGGGTAAGCAGGGATACAGTGAGAAGACAGAGTGGTGCTATTTGTGTAGGTGGTAATTGAAACGCCAGTGTAAGCCATGATTATACGTTATGTAGAGGTTTAGTATGCGTAATAAGTATTTGTATCAATCTTCGGTTACCTTTTTTATGATAAATAGTAGGTGTCACTATCAATCTGTGCTGGCCACACAGGTGAGGTTGCAGAAACAGCAGTATTAAAATCTGAGGCAGCAAGAAGTTCCTGACAGGCAGCATGAGAAGCTGCACGAATCTGTTGACGGTAAGTAGAAACAGCAGAAGGAACAAGACCTTCAGGATTAGATGGTCCTAATTCGTAATATCGAATTATATACCAGTCAGTTTGTTGAAGCAACCTATTAGCTTCACCTTTAATGTCAGCTATTTGTTGAGTTTGAATTGTAGCTAAATTCTTTGCCGTCGATGCATAAGTATTGGTCGTACGATCTAAGTCACCAAGTACATAATACCGTTGGTCAATACTTGCTAGACTAGCAGCACGGCTAGCGTAAGCAGTTTCTAAAGCAACAAAGTAATTATTATATAAATCTACCTGGCTTTCTGCAGTTAAAATTTGATTAGGTGATCCATTGTTATACTCAATTTGACCAGCACTACCATCCCATTGAATAGCATGCATAACACCTTGAGTTAGTGTCCAGTCTTCAGCATCAACATGATAAAGAGTACCATCTTTTGCAATCACCTTGTCATCAAAGACAACGGTTAGTTTCATTGTGTTCCAGTTATTAAAGGAGTAACGATAATGTTGGCTGCTGCTTTGAGCAACTCTTGATCTGAATGATGTGCTTTAACCATTTCATTTCGGAATGATTCAGTAGCAGCACTTGTTGCCCGTTGCTGCTGACTGTTTTCAATCAACAGCATTGGGAGAAAGGCAACTACACAACCAGGGTTATCAACCTCTGATCCAGTATTTGGGTTAGTACCACGTATTGTTGTATGCCAAGCACATTTAGCACCAATACATTTCTTTTTTATGAGTGGGCAGAAATAACTCATTAGTCTTTAGAGCAAAGGATTAGATCGATATATTGGACATTCAGGTCTAGATCGAACGAACCTGAGGTGATGGTGTGGGAGTGAGAACCACTACTACCTGCACTACCAGTTGTACCTGGGACAGAGTAAGTTGTGTTATAAGTGTTCTGTTGTTCATAACGCTTCAGCGACTCCGAACTAGCGCCAGAGTGGGTGTGGCTAGGCATCTGAGCCTGCGAAAGAGTATGATCACCGGTACTACCAGTCAAGCTGCCACTTTGAGCAGAAAATGCGTCGGTAAAAGATACAGAACCGCCTACTCCACCACCAGTACCACTAACAACTCTCAAAGCTTTATTGTTTTGATTAGTGATTTTAGTCCATCCAGTAGGTGCTGCTGAATTAAAGAACAACATAGTGCTGCCTGCTGGTATTCCTCCACCAGACAGCGGACTGCCACCTACAGTAAAAGCGGCAGCATCAACAGTGCCAGAAAACTCAGCATTACCATCCGCCTTTAGCGTGATGTTCGGAGCAGGCGTAGCATTATCTAAATCACCACCGATATAAATACTGGTGTTATTTTGAGCAGCTCCAACACCTTCTTTGTAAAAAAGAACACCTGCCTGATCTGTAGACTCTTGTGTACCAACTAATCGGAGATTCTTTGAACTGTTTACATCCCAAGTAAAAGAGTTGGCACCATTAGGCGTACCATCACTTAAGGTAACGCCGCCTTGAAATACAGCGCTTCCATCATTCTTCAAATCAATGACAATAGTATTAGAACCATCAACACCTTGGAACAAAGACTTGCCAGCAGCACCGTGTTGTTGGACATATAAAGTTCCTGCGTTTGATGTATGCTTGGATTGGAGTTTGAGAGCAACATCAGTTAGCGTGTCACTGCCAATGTCCGTTCTGTTAAGGAAATAAGCACCGCCATCGGCATTAAGCCTGCAATTCCCACCGTTAGTACCGCCTAAAGTACCACCTACTTGGAAAGAACCATTTGTTGCAACGCAAGCTTGAGCAGTAGCTAATGAGCCAGTACCAAAGAATAGAGCGCCAGATTGACCACCAGTACTTGTAATATAAGCCTCCGCTGAACTCCCCGCGTCTAAGGTTAGATAGGCGTTAGATCCAGTACCAGTACCAGTAATAGTTACCTTTCCATCAACAGCACCAGTAAAAGTTGCGCTTCCATCATCCTTAATAAGTGCAGATCCAGTCCCGTTGGTAACAGTTATGTCTTTGTTGAACGTATTACCAGTAGAAGTAAAGCGAACCTTGTTATCAACAAACCTTGCGCTTCCGTCATTACCCTTCAATATAATTTCATTACCTGTCCCCAGAGTTAACTCATAGCTCGCCTGGTTGACTTCAAAGTATTTTGCTCCACTTTCTCTGTTGGCTTGGAAAGATGTACCCTCTTTCTGAACCAATACTTGGCCCTTGAAATCTGCGCTTCCATCATCTTTGAGCGTAATCTTCTGGTTATTGAGATACAACGCACCACCATATGGCTGCAGATAGAGATCTCTAGTAGCATTACCAGGGTTATTAGTACCCTGAAGATACATTGATCCATCAGTACTTCTCGGTCCAACTGTAATGCAGTTGCTTGAGTTTGAAGCAGTTT